CCCTATATCCCCCCTATCTATACCCCTAACCCCCAAAGAAAATATCCCTAAAGGGATACAAAAGAAAGTCCCCGAAAAAGCATATCTTGGGTTTGACCAGTTTTGGGATGTTTATCCCAAAAAGTCAGCCAAGAAAGACGCTTTTGACGCTTGGAAGCGAGTAGACCCGGATGAAGGGCTGGTAAAGCGGATTCTGGAGGCTGTGAAACAGCAAAAGCTGTGGCCGCAGTATTGCGGGGAGAACGCAAGGTATTTTCCAAGCCCGTCAAAGTGGCTGGATGGTGGGTGCTGGGATGACGAACCTTTAGCCGGGGAGGAGGACCCGTATGCCAAGTTTACCTGATGTCTCCGCCTGGCTGCTCTACGATGAGACCGCCATGGACACGCGGAAAGCGTTGTGGTTTGTGGCGGACGCCCAGGATGTGACAGCCCTGGACAACCAGAACGCCGTTTGCCTTGCCTATGGGGCGGGCTTTGAGAACTTCCGGGATGCGGAGCCGTTTCTGAGTGCCTTCCCATCTGTGTTTCTGGCTCTGTCCGACCGTGATACGGCGGAAGCCGTGGCGGACGCCCTCAAAGAATACGCGCCATCTGTGGCCGTGCTGCTGCCGAAGGAAGGGGCCTTCGGGAAATGTTCCCGTATCCGGGACGTGCTGGCTTCCGGCGGGAGAAAGGCCGTGGATCATCTGTTGCTGGGCGCCGTGGAACAGCCCATGGACGGCCTGCTGGACCTGGCGGACGTGGAGCGGAGGGACCCCGGCGCATCCGTCGCCGTCATGTCCGGTCTAAAAGCACTGGACCAGTCCATCGGAGGCTTTGCCCCATCGGAGCTGTCCGTGTGGACTGGAAAGCGCGGCAGCGGCAAGTCCACGCTGCTGTCCCAGCTGCTTCTAAACGCCATCGACCAGGGATTCCCGGTCTGCGCCTACTCCGGGGAGCTGTCGGCCTGGCGCTTCAAGCAGTGGGCTATGCTGCAGGCCGCCGGGGCCGGACATATCGAGCCGAAGCGGAACTCGGTGTCCGGGAAGCTGTATTACTACACGCCGAAGGAGATCGCGGACCGGATCGACGGTTGGTGGAAGGGAAAGTTTTTCCTGTACGACAACCGGGTGGCTGGTGCTGGGGACGAGGACAGTATCATTTCCGTGTTCGAGTATGCCGTCCGCCGGTTCGGCTGCTGTGTATTCCTTGTGGACAATCTGATGACCGCCCGATTCAGCGACCAGAGCGACAAGGACTTCTATCGGGCGCAGAGCCGGTTCACGGGGCGGCTGGTGGAGTTCGCCAAGAAAAACGAGGTGCACGTGCATCTGGTGGCACACCCCCGGAAGGGCGACAACGACAAAAAGAAGCTGCTGACCGCGGACGACATCGGCGGGTCGGCGGACATCACAAACCGGGCGGACAACGCCTTTTCGCTGGAACGGATGGAAGAAAAGGATATCGCGGCCTATGGGTATGACGCCGGGCTGAGCATCCTGAAAAATCGATCCTACGGCTCAACGGCAAACATCCAGCTGGTCTATGACGCCCGGTGCCGCCGGTACACAAAGAAGGGAGAAAGCGATGGAGTCTACGGCTGGGAACGCTGACTGGACCGCCTATGAGCGGGAGAAGAAAAAGCTCCAAGGACTGCCGCCCGAGGAATATGAGGCGGCCTTGAAGGAGCTGGCAAGGAGGATGGGGATTTGATTTTTGAAATTCCGTATCCGCACATCAAGGGGGGAAAAGCGGACTGGAACAAGCGGTTTGGCCTGAATGCGTATTATGCCGGGAAACATTGGTCACAGCGGAAAAAGGACGCGGAGGAACTCCACTCTCTGGCGCTGTGGTCTATGAAAAAGGCGCATATCCGGAAACAGTTCGTCAAAGGCCCTGTCGAAGTCATTTTCCGCTGGAACGATGGGCTTGATGTGGACAACCACGCCGTCATGGGCAAGGCATTTTTAGACGCCATGAAAGGCTACATACTGCCAGACGATAACCGGGAATGGGTGCGGAAAGTTTCTCACGAATTTTGGGAAAACGAGAGTATACAGGTGGAGGTAAGGCCCTATGGGCGAACTTGAACAATACCTGGCCCCCATCCGCCGTTACTCTGCTAACCCCTGCATGGATTGCTGCTTCCCGATCAGCAAGTGTCCATGGCTGCGCGAGGGAAAGCCAGTACCGGGCTGGACGGCCAAGAAACGGACGTTTGTTGTCGGCAGATGCCAGGGCGGCGTAAAGCATTGGGTGACTACATACGCCATCGAGCGCTGCCCGCTGGAAAGGAAGAGAGCATGACTGAGCATTTTGCATCATGGTTCGGCGGCGCAGACAGTACGGCAACAGCCCTGCTTGCTCTCGAGCACGGGGAGCCTTTGACAGCCTTGGTATACTGTGAGGTCATGTTTGATGCGCATACCAGCGGAGAGGTCCCGGAACATGCAGATTTTATCCACGGGATAGCAATCCCGTGGTTTGAGGAACATGGCGTGCGCGTGGAGGTTCTGCGATCTCAAAAGACGTTTATGGACGTGTTTTGGCACCAGATCAAAAAGGGGTTGCTGGCCGGAAAGTATCAAGGATTCCCGTCGCCGGGGTTTTGCAAGGTGCAAGATCGCTGTAAGACACCTCCGCTGGACCGGTTTCGCCGGGCGCATAAAGGAGCAGTACAGTATATCGGATATGCAGCAGACGAGGACGAAAGACTGCTGCGCCTGGGCGGGCAGAAAATATCCCTGCTGCAGAAATACGGATACACCCAGAAGGATGCGCGCGAACTCTGCCGGAAATACGGGCTCCTCTCTCCAGCCTATGAGTTCTGTAAGCGTGGCGGGTGCTTCTTCTGCCCAAATGCCAGTGACAATGAGTTCCGACATTTGCGGGCACACCATAGGGAGCTATGGGATAAGCTCTTAGAGCTCCAACACGTGGAAAACGTTGCTTTCCCTGGGCGGTTCTGGACAGATGACAACATCATTTACATGGAGTCCAGGTTTGACCTGGAAGAACGACAGATCACATGGGAGGATTTAGGACTATGACGGATGAAAAGCGCGCCCTGCTGGGCGATCACGAGGCGGCCAAGCGGCTGACGGATGCGGGGGTGCTTGTGCCGTGTCCTATGTGCGGAGCCACAATAGACAGACAAGCCGAAAAAGACACCCTTATGCTGAATGAGTTTCAACTCGGAAAATGGTGTTTCATACATTTCTGCAATGAAACTTGTGACGTCGTAACAATTTACGGTAAAACCGAAGCGGAGGTTATCGCAAAATGGAACACCCGCGCACCGATTCTGAGCGCGGAGGAGATGGAGATGCTGGATGCCAAAGATTGAACTATATCACGATAATTTTCAAAACTTCAAGCGGTACAACATCCCAAAGGCCCAACTTGTGATTGCAGATATCCCGTATAACATCGGAGCGGATGCCTATGCCAGCAATCCCGTGTGGTATCAGGGCGGAGACAACAAAAATGGGGAGAGCAAACTGGCAAAGCAGAGTTTCTTCCACACAGATGGGACATTCAAAATTGCGGAATATATGCATTTTTGCAACCGTCTCTTGAAAAAAGAGCCAAAAGAAAAGGGACAGGCCCCGGCCATGATTGTATTCTGCGCATTTGAACAGATGCAGACAGTGATTGACTATGGAAAGCGATATGGCTTTTTACATAACTATCCCCTGTTCTTCGTCAAGAACTATTCCGCGCAGGTTTTGAAAGCCAATATGAAGATCGTTGGTGCCACAGAGTTTGCCATCGTGTTGTACCGAAACAAACTGCCAAAATTCCGCAATAACGGCCATATGGTATTTAACTGGTTTGAATGGCACAGGGACAGTGCCAAGGACTACCCCAAAATCCATCCAACACAAAAGCCCGTTGGATTGCTGAAGCGGTTAATCGAAGTCTTTACAGATCCGGGGGATATTGTGGTTGACCCGTGTGCTGGTAGTGGGGCCACCCTTCGGGCCGCTTATGAGCTGGGGCGAAACTCTTATGGGTTCGAGGTTGACCGGAATTTCTATCAAAAGGCAGTAAAAGAAATGATTAAACCGGCGACAAGAGCGCCAGAGTTTGAGCAGATGGAGATACTGGAGGGGATGGAATGAGCTTCGGATACGACTACACCCATTCCGCTGTTGATGGAAATGGAGTGGAATACATTAGCTTTATGTTAGAACCGGAACGGATTGACGGAAACGGGTTGCGATACGGAAAGGCTGTGCATATCGACATTGACAACAAGAGGCAGAAAACTATGGTGTACACATTCGACTGGATACGGGGTGGCCCCGCAAATCACGAGAAGATTGTCGAGCTGAAAGATGAGGTTGTAGGAGATGTGGAAATTCCTGACCTGATGGAGAGGCTGGGTATCGAAGTAAAGGAGGCCCAGCCATGGGCATGACACGGGAAGAAGCGATTGCTGAGATCAAATACTACATGGAGAGCGACAGCTATGCAGATGCGCCATCCAACGAAGCCTGCAAAATGGCAATAAACGCCCTCCGCCCCGTCAGCCGGGAGCAGGTGGAGAAGATGTGGACAGGATGTGAGAAATGCCGAGATCAAGCTAACTGGCCGTCTTGGATTGAAAAGGGGTTTGTTTACTGCCCAAAGTGCGGAACGCCGCTTACATCGTGGGCATGGGAAAAACAAGTGGAGAGATTGGAGGCGCTGAACGATGCCGTGGATTGATGCGGGTGCCTTAAAAGAAAAATACGCAGACCAGCTTAGTGTACAGCGGGTATTTGGCTATGATGCGGGATTTGTTGCTGGGATTCTGGCCGCTTTGGAGATGCCCACCCTATCCCCGCCGAACGAGCCGCTGACGCTGGACGAGCTGCGGGAGATGGACGGGGAGCCGGTGTGGTGCAAATGGCTACTCCCGGAAGATAAAGCCATTGAGCAGGGAAAGTGGTTTATCGTTATCTCCGGAGACAAGGCAGGGCTGGAGATAAAGAGGCCGGCCGAATACGGGTATCATTTTTGCAAAATTGATGATTACGGCAAGACGTGGCTCGCCTACCGCCGCCCGCCGGAGGGAGATGAGGATAAATGATGTTCCGATGGATAGAGCATTTTTTTTGCAAGCACGAATGGGAAATCTGCCGAAAGATCGAACCGTTTGCTAGCCTTCGCGGAGAGCAGCTTTATCGGGTCTGCCGAAAATGTGGAAAAATTGAGCCGCATATTTACCGGGAGTTCGATGGAGGTGGGTATAAGTGATGGACATTGAAAAGCTGATTGAGAGCTCGGAACACTGCGATTTAGGTGACTGTGCTAACTGTCCAAGTTGTGGCCGTGTCTGCTGCAAAGAGCGGACCATGGGGGAGTTGGCACGAGAGGTCAAGCGACTCCAAGCCGAAAACGAGAAGCTG